ACCGGTTGACAGATTGTCGCGGAGGACGTAGGGTGGACGTGCGGGGTTAGCGCCCCGCACGCGCACGGGGTCGAGCTCCCGTAAAAAAGCGAAAGGCGCGGGTACACCCTCCCATTTTTGCAGGAGGCCCCCGTGGCCAACGAAGTCTACTTCTCCGGTCTGTCCGGCAACGCCCGCGTTGCCGCGATCCTCAACCAGTTCGTCGTGACCAAGCTCACCGACACCGCGAGCCTGGTCAACCACCCGAGCATCACCCAGCTCCGTTCGATGAACGGCTCCGGGTCCACCGTCGTGCAGGTGCCCGTCGTGTCCTGGGGTGCGAACGCCATGGCGTCCGTGGCCGAGAACTCCACGGTGAGCAACACCGCGCTGACCACGACGAACGCCAACGTCACGATCGCTCGCCAGGCGCTCCGTCGCCAGATCAGCGACCTTGCCCAGCTCACCTCCGCGGGCATCGCGCTCGACGTGACGTTGGACAACATCGCGGCCGACATGGTCCTCGCGTACAACAAGCGCGTGACCACGATGATCGCGGCGCTCTCGTCGGGCTTCTCCTCGTCGGTCGGCTCCACGACCACTGACCTGACGGTGGCGAACTTCTACGCCGCGATCTTCCAGCTCCAGCTCAACAGCGCGGACGGGATGTTCACCGCGATCCTGCATCCCCAGCAGATCAACGACCTCATCTCCTCGCTGCGCTCCGAAACCGGCCCCGGCCAGTACCTCGCGACGAGCCAGGATCAGGTCCAGGCCAAGGGGCCGGGCTTCCGTGGCAACCTGTTCGGCGTCGACATCTTCGCGTCGGCGAACGTCCCCACCGCCAACGCGGGCGCCGACTACCTCGGCATGATGATCGCTCCCGGCGCGATCGGCGTGGCGACCGCGACCGCCGCCCCGATCCTCGGCGGGGCGACCATCGCGTCGCAGTCGCCCATCCTCGTCGAGCTCGAGCGCGACGCGTCCTCCGGTTCGACCATCGTGGTCGGCTCGGCGTTCGTGGGCGTGGCCGAGCTGGACGACCTCCGCGGCGTCGGCATCCTCTCCGACCTGTGAGACAACGCGCCCGCGCTCATGGGTTACCCTGTGAGCGCGGGCGCTTTCGCTTTCGCGCCTGAAGGAGCATCATGGCGGCCACGTTTGGGACCATCGGCGGCGGACAGTTCGAGGGGCGCGCGGCGGCGCGTCCGCAGGTCATGCGCGAGCTCGTACGGCTCGATCCGTCGACCTCGTTCTGGTACATGCACCATCCGGCGCGTTGGACCTACCTTAATGGCGAGTGGCTCCCGTGGCTGTCCAAGCTCCAGGCCGACCCCGGCGTGTCCAACGTCGACCAGGGCGGCGACACCGCCGCTTCCGAGGTCGCCAAGCGCCGCCGGGGCTGGACGATCATCCCCTGGGACGCCGAGCCGGGCGGCTACGTCGTCGCCTACGACGGTGTCGCGGGCACCGTGCACCTCTCCAAGTGGGAGATCCCGAAGCAGGTGGCGGGCCAAACCCGCATCCAGGGCGACGAGGAAGGGTATTGGGCGTTCTGCCGCCGCCTCGTCGTTGACGGCTACATCGAGAAGCCCGACGCCGACTTCATCAACATCCAGATCGAGCGCCAGGAGAAGAAGGTTTCCGAGTGGCGCGAGAAGGCGCCGAGCTCGCCCTTCCATCGCGAGGCCCTCGCCAACGAGGAGGCCCTCCTCGACGGGATGCGCGCCGCCATGGAGCGCCTCTACGCGCCGCCCGTGATCGGCGACGACGCGCCCGTCGCGCCCGCGCCCAAGCCGCGCCGAGGCCGCGCGTGAGCGAGCGCGCCGGCTACCGCGAGGCCATGGAGCGGATGACCCAGCGTCTCCGCGAGTCGGGCATGGCGAGCGACAAGGCGCGCCAGGTGGCGCAGGAGACGGCGCGGAAGGCCGATCAGAAGCAAACCGACAAGGGCCGATAGGGGGCATCGATGTCGCTCGCCGAGACTGTCTACACCGCGCGCTTTCGGAGCACCGAGACGCTCGAGCGCGGGCGTACCCAGACGATCACCTGCCCTACCTCGAGGGCGGGCGCGACGGCGACGCCGACGAGCGGCACCGTCACCATCTCCCGGCCTGACGGCACGGTGCTCGTGACGGGCGCGGTGACGGTGTCGGGCATCGCTACGTTCTCGGTCACCGGCGCGACGACGACGGCCGAGGCGCTCGGCGAGGGCTGGCTCATCGAGTGGGCGCTCGTGATGCCCGACGCGATCACCCACACGTTCCGGCAGGACGCGGCGCTCTGTCGACGCACGCTCTACCCGGTGATCTCTCAGGATGACCTCACCCAGCGGCACAGCGACCTCCCGTCGCTCCTCGGCGCCGCGGCGAGCTACCAACCGTACATTGACGAGGCCTTCTTCACGATCTGCACCCGCCTGATCGGCGCGGGCCGGCGGCCCTACCTCGTGATCCAGCCGAGCGCGCTCCGTGAGTGCCATCTCATGCTGGCGCTGCACCTCGTGTTCATCGACTACTCAACCTCGGCCGGAGACGGCGGGCGGTGGCAAGCCCTCGCGGCGCACTACCTGACGAGCTTCGAGCAAGCCTACGGCGCGCTTCGATTCACCTACGACGAGGCCGACGACAACCGCGTCGACCCGACGAAGAAGAAGGCGGCCTCGTCGCAGATCTGGACGAACGGCCGCGGGCTCTCGCACGCGTCGTGGACCCGCTATGGCGGCTAAGACCGTCCGGCAGCTCCGCGAGGACGTGACGACGCGGATGCTCACGTTGTCAGGCTGGCGCGAGTCGCGCGTACTGCCGGAGTCGTTCGGGCGCGACGCGGACAGCATCGCACACAAGGCGTTCGTGGTGCATCCCGTCGCGACGAAAGACCTCCGGCAATACCGGGGCAAACCCGCCGAGGGCACCCTGGTAGAGACGGACCTCCAGATCCGGTACTCGTGGCGCATGGCGCCTAAGGACATGAGCAACAGCTACGACGACAGCCTCGACGGCGCCCAGGCCGTGATCAACCTGCTCATGGTCTACGACGCCAACTGGCCGAGCTCCTACAAGGTGCAACTCCTCGAAACGTCGCAAGCCGGCACCGATACCGGCGAGTGGGTTATCGGGGTGGTAGCCTTCCGCATCGTCCACACCCTCCCGCTCCAATAGGTGTAGCATGGCTCAAAGCACGGTTATCAAGAACTTCCGCGACGGCACGCTCACCTTTACGGACAACACCGGCACGCCGCTCAGCATGCCGATCGTGTACGAGGCGGGCGACTTCTCGATCGACAACCTCAACGAAGGGCTCGTCGAGACGACGGCCTACCTTGATCGCGGCGAGTTCGCGACGTTGCGCAAGACCAACCGCGTGTTCCCGTCGTTCAGCTTCACGGCGCACATGACGGACCTGTCCGATGCGACCGACAAGCTGCTTTATGACCTGGCGCGCAAGACCGGCGCGTGGGCGGCGGCCGTGTCGACGCTCGGCGCCAACGCCGACGCCATGACGTACAAGCTGACGTTCACGGTCGAAGGCACGAACTTCGGCGACAGCGCCGATCACACCATGGTCCTCAACGATTGCCGCATCACGCTGTCGTTCTCCGAGGGCGATCCCAACTCGTTTAGCGTTGCGGGCATCGTCTACGGCGCGATCACGGCGACCTGATGCAGTCCCGTACCGTCCAGCTCGGGCCGCACGCGGTGACGCTTCGCGCGCCGCCCTCGTTCGCGCTTGGGCGCGTGGTGTCCATGGCGCTCTCACAGTCGCCGCTCCTGGGCCTCGGCGCGGCGCTCGGCGTCTGTTGGGGCGGCAAGCCGCTCAAGGCCTCGCTCAAGGCGCACCAGCACGACGCGTGCGCCTACGGGGCGGCCGTCGTCGACGAGCTCCACGCGCTCGGCATTCCCGAGGGGGAGATTTGGACGGCGGCGAGCGCGGCGGTGGAGCTGCTCACGGCCTCGACGCCGACGGAGGCGGGCGTAGCTGCCGCTGCGGATTTTACCGCGGCCCCGGCGGCGGGCTCGACGCCGTAGCCATGGAGATCGGGCTCACCTACTGTGGCGAGCCCGACGCGTTCTACGAGTGGAACGTGGAGACGCAAGAGCGCGTGCTCGGATGGTGGCGCGCGAAGCACACGCCGCCCGCGCCCGCGTCGAAGCGGGGCAAGTCCGCTGCCGAGGGCGACGCGGCGGCGCTTGCGTTCTGGGGGCTCGGGTGAGGCCGCCCGGCACGCGCCGGTTCGTGGCAGAGACGACGACCGTAACGCTGGACCGCGCCCTCGATGACGCGCTCCTCGCGTTGGCGCGCGACGTTGCGGGCGGCGTGATCGACGTGCTCGAGGGGATGGCGGCGCAGACCGTCGAGCAGACGCGCGCCAAGTGGTACACCATCGTTCGCAAGCGTTCCGGGCGCTCGGGCGCCGGCACGAAGTACCGGATGGAGATTCGCGGCGACTCGATCCGGGCGATCGTCTACAACGACGCGAAAGCGCTTGCGAAGCGCGACGTCAACGTGGACGCGCAAGGCCGCCTCCTCCCAGGCAGGCAGCAGAAAGCCGGGCAAATCGTCGCAACGGAAGAGTTCTACGGCTACTTCGTCCACGCGCCGGGCGCGCTCTCGACGATCGCCAAGTCGGTTCCAATCGAGGAGTACCGGAAGCTAATGAGCCTCTGGCGCAAAGAGCGGCGCCTTCCGCCCGGCTACATCGCGGGCGCGTACAAGGACCGCAAGGGCCGGTCGCGGCCTGTCGGCATCGCGCGCATCGTGCGCAACCCGCTCGCGTCCGACGGGAAGAAGGTGTGGACTACGCTCGCCGTCAACGGGTCCAAGGCCGTGATAAAGTCGGAACTCGTTGAGCTCGACCGCGCCCTACAGGCGGCCGGGAAAAACCTCGGGAGGCGGTGAGATGGCAACGGCTGAACTGACCATCACCGCCAACATTGAAGGCCTCCGGCGCCAGCTCGAATCGATCAAGGACATCACCGCCGACCAAGCGACGGCGATGGCCAACCAGCTCAACAAGTCGATCAAGGCCGCCGAAAACGCATCGCGAGCCGCCGCGAAGGCCTCCAAGGTCGCCGCCGACGAGGCGAAGGCGGCCGGGCGCGCGGCGGCCGATGCGCTGAATGTCGCCTCCGAGTCCGCCACGCGCTTCGGCGACAAGGCGGGCGCGGTGGGCAGCAACGCCGGCAAGCTGGCCGGTATCCTCGATATGCTCGTACCCGGCCTGGGTGGCGTGGCGCGCGGCGTGGCCGATGTCGCCGACACCGCCGAGGTTGCGAGTGTCGCCACGAAGGGCCTCGGCCTGTCGATGAGCTCAACGCTCGCCGTGCTCGGCCCCGTCGCCCTCGCCGTCGCCGCGTTGGGGGCAACCTATGCATACCTGTCGTCGGAGCTCGACGCAGCCGAGCAGAAGCAGGCGTCGGCGGCGGACGCGGC